CTAGGCCGCGTCATTGCTGTTTCGACTGGCTAGGGCTTCTGTAAAAAATTCGGCTAACTCTGGCTCTTTAAAGCCATCTTCATGTAGCTCTTTTACTACTTTCAATGAGTCAATTTTGAGGAACTTTGCTATGCGGTATCCCTCTATAATTCCTATACCATTTCGTCCCGTTTTCCAGTGACCTATTGCGCTTCGAGATACGTTCAGCCAATTTGCTAGATTATTGTCTGAATCCCGCTCGCCACGGCGCTTTAGCTCTTCTCTGCATAGCTCTACATAGCGTTGCGTATTATTCATTTTGAACCAGCGTTAATTATTAATATCCCTCAAGTTTAGCGTGTATAGTTCAAATTTCACCTGACAGATGAACTCGACATGGCAGTCGAACTAAACGTATAGTCTGTTTCAACATTCATTCAGGGCTAATAGATGAATCAGGGCAAGTATTACTACGAATTTAATCACGGGGTTTATTACCTCATGCTTCTTGATGGGGAATTCCAAGAATTCCGCTCTTATCAGGATATGGTTTCTTTTGTAGATGATCCTGCTTCTATTTTTGTCGAGGTAACTCTTGAAAACTGGCATCGATTATACGAAGAGGGGGCGTTTTTCTAATGAGCGTTCATCAATCCGTATCTACTAATTTCAACGCTATTCACGACTATCTTTCCTTTACTTGGGCACCTCAGCTAATGGCAGCTTATCGCCGTTTAGCCGCAAGGGAAAAAATGACGGTTAAGAAGTACTTAGAAAGTGCTGAGCCTTTAGATTTTCACCAGATGGCGCTTGAAGATATCCCGTTTGATTGTGATTCAAAGGCGGTAAAGGGTTTTAACCCTATTAGTTATTTGATGCCTGAATTCTCCGAAACTGCTGCGGGTTACGGTATGACTTTAAGTCAGTGGTCTAAAGAAATTGATAAACCGCATGTTAACGATGCTGGTCAGATTGATATAGGCCGTCTTGATGATCTTTGCTTTTCGGAACTCACTAATTTTTTAAATACAGTTTCTAAAGAGTTTTTCCAGCTTGAGCACATTAAAGATTTAGCCACTCAGGAAGCATGGGAGGAGGTTTTTGTAGCGATTCAAAGACCATCAGGCATGTTGGGTTATCGTCGATCTTTTGATCTTTGGTTTAACGGTTATCATATCGGAATAGCTGCCTCCGGTGCTTCAAATGGTGGTTGTTACCTTTCATTTTCGGGTACAGGCTGTGCTCTCTTAGACTTCCAGAAAGTCTTTGAAGTTATTCGCGTTCTTCCTGCTATTCGTATTACTCGCCTAGATATCGCTGTTGATTTTATGAATGGTGAATACTCGGTTGATGATTTTGTGGAGATATATAAAGACGGGGGCTTTGCTTGGAACAATGTTTCCCCTAAATGGCATATGCACTCAGGTGGTGAGCTGCAAGGTCGTGAAATGATTCCTAACGAGGGTCGTACTTTAAACATCGGTAAGCGCGCTAACGGGAAGATGTTTCGCGCTTATGAAAAGGGCCGTCAGATGGGAGATCCTGGCAGTAAATGGGTAAGGGGAGAAGTTGAGCTAAGGTCGAAAGATCGAGAAATTCCGTTGTATGCCCTGCAACGTCCGGCGGATTACTTCGCTGGTGCTTATCCCTGTTTAGCTGATGTTATTAATTCAGATGAAGTTGTTGAAGTTACTCGGATTCAAACACGGAAAAAAAAAGTAGAGATCACATATTCAAATCTTAAGGGCCACGCTAAGACCGCTTATGGTGCATTGATTAATGTTATGCGTAGCTCTGCACAAATGTCAGATAAAGAAATTGTTGAAACGCTAATAAGACCTGATTGTGTACCTAAATCAATTAATGCTGCTAATGAGGTTACGCCTTATGAGCGTCCAGAAGTTCATTTTAACGAATCTGTTTTTGGTGTTGTCTATCAACAAATGCTTGAAGAGGTACAGACCAAGTTCTCAACGCTTTTTAGGGTTCTAAAGAATTCTAAAGAGTTATCAGAAGTCGAAATCTTTAATTTAATCACAAACAATAATTCTGTGACTGTCACAGATAAGGGGCAACCATGTCTAAGTTAGTTATTGAAATTCATTCAGAGAAAGTCGAACACCGCAAAGGCGTATCACGTGGAACGGGTAAAGAATGGGAAATGTGGAACCAAGATTATTGGGTTCGTATGCCTGAGTCTCCACATCCTGAGAAAGCCTCTTTAAATCTTAAAGATGGTAACTCCATGAAGAAGGGTATTTATACGCTTGATACAGCGCCTTTGTTAAAAATTGGCGGTTACGGTTCTTTAGAAATTGATGATCGCCAAATTCAAGATCTTTTGAAATTTGAAAAGCCGTTAGCTGATAAGGCTTCATAATGCCTTGCTCTAACTGTGACTGTCACGGAATCTGCACAAATCGGTGTAAATGATGGCTGGGAATTATGTTGTCTGTCCCGATGGTGTTTCCATTGATTTTGATTCATTGGGCCGCGCGCGTTGCATGGAAGATGGTGTATCGCAATGGGAGATACATCATACAGACGAACTGATTCCTGTTGATTTAACACCAATTAATAATTTAGTCGATGCACTAGATATTTTGTTCACTTTTGATCCTGAGTTGTTCGGGATTGTGTTGTTTGGTTGTGTCATGCTTTTTACCACTGGGTGGGGTACTGGCGTCGTCATTCGACTTTTAACTAAGGGCAATTAAGCCCAAAGGAGATTTACTATGGTTCGTAAAATGAAAAATATGATGGCTAATAACTATCGTAAAGCTGCCGTTGCTGCTGCTGCAATTGCTGCGTCTGGTCAAGCACTTGCTTTAGATGCTGCTCAAAATACTGCGATTACAGATGGTTATACCAATGTTGAGGTGACTGTAGCTGTTGTAATTGCTGGTTTGCTGGGCGTAATTCTAGGTATTGCGGGTTGGTCAATCATCAAAGGTCTTCTTAAGTAAGGTGATTTTTTCAATCCTATTGGCTTGTATGTGGTGGGCCTCGTTTATGTATGGCTTTTACACTGGGCGCATCACGTAAGCCAGTGTGATTGCTAAATAAATAGGGGGCTTAGGCTCCCTTTTTTTGGTCTTATATTATGAATATTTTAGTTCGTTATTTAAAACCTAACTTTCAAATTACTTATTATTTAAATCTGTTTTTGGTTCTTGTTGTTTTTATTGGATCTTTTTCAATATCTTCAATTGCTTTGGCTTTTGATGATGATGGTTCATGGCAAGACGGCAAGTATTGGTTGTATTTTAATGCTAATAATTCCTCATCTGGTTATGCTCCAACCGCTTCGGGTTTGTGTGCTAATCTTGGTGGTCAATATGATGCTTCAAGATTTGGTGTTAATTATTGTCAAGGAATTGGTTATATGTACCACGAATTTTGTGGTTCCTATCAATCCACATCTACTTTTATAAATGAGTCAGGATGCGGCCAATTTCCCGATCCTGTAATTGACTGTGCTGGTTCTGACGGTTCACCTGTAAATTTACATGTGCCGCTCAAATCAGAGAATGGCCAGCCTATCATTGGCGAGGGTTCCTTTCCGACAGATGTTATGTATTCAGATGGTTGCAAATATGGTTTAGAGGATTCAAATTCAACGCCTGAACTAGTTGAAATTACTGATACCGAAACGGGTGAAGTTTTTTTGGCCCTTCAAAATTCCTATGTTTTTTTGAATTCAGAACCGACTTCTCCCGATGGCTCTTTAGATGTTCCGTCACCTTCAGAAACAAATGATATAAATCCTAATTACAGTTCAGATAATACGGTTGATACAACAGATACAACAACGTCTGATCCTGTTTCTGTTACAAATCCTGATGGCTCAGAGGTCACAACAGAGCAAACGTCAACAACAGAGACTAGGGGTGATGGAACGACAGTTACAACAACTTCGGATACTCAATTTGTTTCTGAATCTAACGGCATTATTAAAAATGAGATCACAACAACAACTACCTATGATTTTGTAGATGGAACTTCAACTGTAGAAACCGAAACTCATACTGAATACACGCAGACACCTATCACTAATTACACAATTGATAATTCAACAGGAACAATTGTTGTTAATGCGAATGGTGGTAGCTCAGCTGGTACGACAACTATTACTACTGATACATATGATTCGGCAGGCAATAAAGTTTCTAGCTCTCAAACGTCAACGAATCAGGGGGGGGGTGATGCTCAAGAACAAAAAGAGTCAGAGGAATGTAAGGCCGACCCGTCTTCATGTAAAGAGTTTAAAAAAACGGGTTCAGGCTCGTTTGATTTAGCTGGTGCCTCTGCTGATCTTGAGGCGGCAAAGCTAGCATATTCTGAATATATAGATACGTTGAAATCAGAGGTTTCTGATTCGATCGGCTTTAATTTTACAGGCGGCGGGCAAATTGAATCCTATGAAGTTGATTTTCATGGTGTCACTGGTGACATTGGTTTAACACGCTGGATACCTTATTTTGATGCTTTTGATCTTGGGGCATTAGTGATGTTTATCGCTGCTATGGTTTCATTATATATATTGTTAGGAGGTCGCAGTGATTGAAGCTCTGCAAGGCATTTATGACTGGCTTGTTAATGGTTCCTACACGTTTGTTCAGGAAATTGTAGCTGCAGTTATGATCTGGGGTATTACGCTCTGGTTTAAGTTTAAAGTTGCGGCGCTCGCATTCATGTGGGGTGTTGCGTCATCAATGATTGATCAGCTTGGCTTGTCTGCGCTAATAAATCAATTCTGGGGCGAGCTCAATAATTCATTTGTTGGCTTTTTAACTAGATACAACATTCCAGAGGCGCTAAACCTTGTTTTGAATGCTCGTATCACTAGATTTATCTGGAATATGATATGACTTGTGTTATTCATCACGGGCCTCCGGGTTCTTACAAATCTTTTGGTACTATTCAACGTGCTGTAATTCCTGCGTTGGTCGGTAAGGAAGTAAAAAACGAAGCTGGTGAAAAAGAGCTTGTTGGTCGAACTGTCGTTACTAATATTCGTGGATTAGATTCGATTGAACGGATAGAAGAAGCGCTGGATGTTTCATTGCATCCGGATTCACAAATCATTTTTGTTGATGCAGATGATGAAACGGGTTTTCAGGCAATGCGTTTCTTTTTTCATTGGGTTCCGTTTGGGGCACTGATTGCGATGGATGAAACTCAGCGTATTTTTTCTAAAAAGCGACATCGTGATCTTAAGTTCTTGGACCTTAAGCTTACAGATGGCGAGGGTAATCGTCGTGATGCAGATATTATAAAATCAGAATCTCAGTATTGGGACGGTGATTATAATCGTCCTGAAACGGTTGAGACTGCGTTTGATCAACATAGGCATATGAACTGGGATATTTATTGTACGACTCCTAATATTTCAAAAGTGCATCCTGAAATAAGAGAAGTTGTAGAAATTGCATATAGACATCGCGGACTTGGCGCTCTTTTGCCGTGGTGGCGTAACAAATGGATGGAATTCACTCATGATTCAGAAACAAGCGGGAAATCTGCGAGCCATTACTTGGGTAGTCCGAAAACCTACAAAGCAGACACCCGAATCTTTAGCTGTTATCAATCAACTAAAACAGGAAAAGCCCTCGGTACTTCAGAAGCTCGTTATATTTACAACGACCCTAAGTTTCAGATGCTTTCCATCGGGTTTCTCGTTGCGATCCTTGCTTTTATCGGCATGGGGGTTAAGGTCTACCAGACCAGTCCTTTTCTTAACGGGTTTCGTGAACCTAGCATTCAGGAAGATATCAAAACTATTCCTCAGACTGTTGATAATGACAGTAGGAATGATATTGGTATCTCTGATCCTGCGTCTGATCTTGAAGCTAAGTTTAACGATTTAGCAAAGCCTGAAGTTGATGATATTAATCAGCATCAGGAAGGGGTGTTTACAGGTTCTACGACTAAAACGGTTGATATTACGGGCCTTTCAACTTTTATTGGTTCATATCATAAACAGGGGTTTACTGTTCGTCTTGCGGCTATTGTTACAATGTCTGATCGTTTGTTCTATCGAATTCATGTTTTTGATCGTGATATACAGATTGATGATATTTCACAATCACAAATTATAAAGATGGGCTATCAGCACTCATTTGATGGTGATTCATTGCGTATTGAATCGCGTTCTGAGAGCTTTATGATTCGTCCTTACGGTTCGATTGAGACTACGGGAAATTCTTCGGGAGGACGCAGCTATGCAAGGACGAAAGAAGATTCCCGTAGTCTCAATGATGCATTTTAGCTGTTTTATAAATTGCGCATAATGTAACTCCGTTAAGTTACTGATTTGCTTGCAAATCAGCCTGAATACACGATCTGTAAAATCTTTAAACAGATCGTGCATTTACACATAACAGAGTATTATGCGAATATTTTCATATTATATTTTGTCCTTGCTGTCTTTCTCGAATATTTTTTCATATGATTACTTTACAGCCCTTCTTTTTTATCATATGATAATTGCTCCAGTTACTTAAGCCTTCAAGGGTCTTTCATATGAAAACAACTATCCAAATTAGTGTTGATTCTGATTTTGTTGATCACATCAAACTCCTTACTCGTCAGAAAACAGGTTCTAAAGCCTTTCTTTTTGCGGTTGAGCGTTTTGAGAGGCTTTCAAATGAATGTTCTTCAAAACGTGAGCGTATTGATGATCTCTTACTTGAATTGGAACGTTATAGGCATTTAGTTAAGGCAATTGAGAGGCCATATCGCGAAGTACAAGAGCTTTTAGGTCAAGAGGATATTTTTAATGATTAAACGTTGGCTTCAGCTTCGAGTAGAGGCTCATACAGATATTTATTTAATGGATCATTTTAAATCTATTGATGATCCCGATTTACGAAAGCACTTTAAATCTGTTAAGCGATATAATTTATTTTGCTCAAGACTGTATCAATTTTTATTGAGTTTTTTCTGAAGTTGGAGCGGGCCGTTTTCTATGTGATATGAGGAACGATTATCATATTGAAAAACCGCAATAGAGCTGATCTTTATAGATGTGATTAACGCTAAGAAGGGGGCTTGTGCTCCTTTTTTTGTGGGTGTGGCTCGGAATTACTCCCCCCGCATAGTAATACGGGGGGAAGAAACTACATAATCCGAATTACGTGTCTCTATTTGTAGAAACTTCTTTTTCTTTTTATTTATTTTTTATCCATGACGCTGGTAAGAGCTGTGTCTCTCAGGGAATGGGTACGGTGTGTTGCTGGTAAGAGCTGTGTCTCTCAGAACACACATATTTGACCTTACGTTATCCATGACGCTGGTAAGAGCTGTGTCTCTCAGGGAATGGGTACGGTGTGTTGCTGGTAAGAGCTGTGTCTCTCAGAACACACATATTTGACCTTACGTTATCCATGACGCTGGTAAGAGCTGTGTCTCTCAGGGAATGGGTACGGTGTGTTGCTGGTAAGAGCTGTGTCTCTCAGAACACACATATTTGACCTTACGTTATCCATGACGCTGGTAAGAGCTGTGTCTCTCAGGGAATGGGTACGGTGTGTTGCTGGTAAGAGCTGTGTCTCTCAGAACACACATATTTGACCTTACGTTATCCATGACGCTGGTAAGAGCTGTGTCTCTCAGGGAATGGGTACGGTGTGTTGCTGGTAAGAGCTGTGTCTCTCAGAACACACATATTTGACCTTACGTTATCCATGACGCTGGTAAGAGCTGTGTCTCTCAGGGAATGGGTACGGTGTGTTGCTGGTAAGAGCTGTGTCTCTCAGAACACACATATTTCTGGTTGATAATGGGGATGCTGGAAAGTGCTGTGTCACTCAGATCCCCGTTAAATATTACCTTCCGGTTTTTATGTACCGTAGATAAGCATCGCAGCTTCGTTTCATTTCTTTTCTGCTAACTTCGCTGTCTTTCTGGGCATTCATCCGCTTCCAGTCACTGCACGATCGCTTAAGTGAGATTCCTTTTTTACTATTTGTTCTTTCCTTTTCTTCATGTTCAGTTCTAATTTTTTGGGCTTTTGCGTTATTTTCTGCTCTCATTGCTGCTATTAATGCTGCTTCTTCTTCAGCTTTAGCTAGCTCCTGCCTTAATTCATAAGCTGCATATTTCGCAGAAACATAGTTAGAAATCAGGTTTCCAGATGCAACAGATATGGTTATGACTATTGATAGTACAAAATAATGAATAGGGGGCATGAACAAAAATCCTTTTTTGATTTTAATCTTAATTTTCAATTAATTACTTTATCAATTGGATGTTTATTTAACTAGCTTGATGGTTCTCTGTGGTTTTGATTCATTGTTAACATATACTCTAACTTCGCTTCTTTCTTTGATCTTTTCTTTAAGTTTTTGGTTCTCATCCATTAGGTTCTTCATATCTCTGTTGATGTCCTTCATCAGCATCATAAAGAATGAAAAGTTTTCGAGTTGTACGTGATTGACCATGAAACCGTTAGGGCATGATATTTCACCGTCAATAACATACCAGCCTGTCGGCCAATCGGGTATAGCCCCAATCATTTTGATCTTTAGTAATTCTGTATGAGCATCACTAAGCTTTTGGTGTCCGTTAATTATCTTGTTTGCATGGGATCGTGAAAAGCCCAGAATGTCTATTAGGTCGCGTTCTCTAACAAATGCAGTTCTGTAATTGTCGGTTATCTTTAATTTCTTTTCCCAAGCCGCCTTTTTTTCTTGAAATTTTTTCATAACAAATAGCTTCCGTGTCCATAATTATGCGCGATAAATGCGCGGCATGAAAAATACGGGATATAGAGCACAAAATAAGCTCTATAAACGCGTGTTATACGAAATATGAAAAGTAGGGATCTGCTCATTATGAGACAAAATATCGTATTTAACATAATATATATTATGCGAATATGTGATTCTGCGTTTATGGAGGGCTACAGATTAGCTAATGCTTACTATTATTAGGTTTTGTCTTGGGGTCTATAACGTGAAATAAAGCAAATGCGGGAGATGTTTACGATGCCTGAGTTAAAATTCTAGGCATGAGATACAGGCGTATCGGGTGATTGATAGCTGCACAGCAATGCTGGATGAAGCTGTATCAACTCGCCCGTTACGTCTGATTCGACAATAAGTCTTGATGGCTCTGGTGCCATGCAATGGAGCTTGGCGACAACCTCATAGGCCTGGTACTTATGAAGCTTAAAGGTGTTGGATTCGTATAGATCCGCATCAAGCATGACGCTATCGCCTATGGAGATTTCATTCCACAGAAACTCTGTTTCCATATGTAGCTCAGTAAAATCGAGAACGCCCATAGTGCCCACCTTATGCGTTGATTGTATTAAGCTTGGACGATATTGTGGCGAATTGCGAGGTGAACGAGCTCTGAATTATTGCTGATGGATAGCTTTCTAAAAATATTAGTACGGTGTGCATGTATGGTTTTAGGGCTAAGAAACATGACTTTCGCCACTTGTGAGACCGTTCTTCCCTCTGCCAATAACGCAAATATCTGAAGCTCTCGCTTGGTTAAGCTCCCAATTGATGCACTTTCTGTGCAGCCTCCACCGTTAATTCTTAAGCGTATCTCTTCGGTAATGTACTCTTCACCGTCATGGATGGCTTTTACGGCAGCTAACAGCTCGTCTGGCGCACAGCGCTTAGTCAGAAAGCCCTTGGCGCCCGCATTTACAACATGAGCAGGAAATGGGTCGATCTCCATGGCGGTTAATACCAGAACTTTTGCTTTTGCATCATGGGAGATGATTCTACGAATCGCCTCAAGCCCGCCATTTAGGTTATTACTGATATCATCAGTTGATGAATCATTGGGCATATTGAGATCCATGATGACAACGTCTGGATTATGAGTTGCGTACATGTCGCATGCAGATTGCCCATTATCCGCTTCGCCAACTATCTCAATACTGTCATCAGATATAAGCAAGCGTTGAAATCCAGCCCTGACCAAAGGGTGGTCATCAACAAGGAGGATTTTAATTGGATCTGTCATTTATGTTCCTGTAATTTGTTTTATTGTATTTTATTAGCTTTAATCTTTTTATCGATTAAAAACAACAAATTAGATGGATAATCTTAAGTGCTTATTTATAAGATTATGTGCTTTCGTCAGGCAGGATTGCATCGGCACCCTTATAAACATCATGACAATTAATGTCGAGCGCGCCAGCGCTTGATATCTCTTCTGCGGGCACACTTGAAGGCAAGGCGACCAACTCATCACTGTAGCCGATAAGCTGTATACCCTCATTTTTACAATGTTTGAGTACTTTTTCGAGCGCTTTAATAACGGTAATCTGCCGACTATTGAGCAAACCGGCGTTCAGCGCTTTGTTTTTAGGCTTGCTTGTTACCTGTCTAATGGCATAACCGCCCTCATCAAGCAGCTGAATAGTAACATTCTTGAGCTTTTCTTGGATGAGAAGTTTTTTGGAGCGCTCAAAAGTAGCTACATCTTGGCAGCACACAGCGTCTTCAGGACTACATTTATGCAGTGCATCTAATATCACTACATCTTCTGCTTCAAGATTTAAAACTATATCCATATTAATGAGATACCTAAGAAAGCTAGACTCGGTGTTACGCTATATAGAGCAAATACAGGCGTACAGATTAACATTCCTCTCGGTTTAGCACTAGCTTATCCCCCGCTTCAGCGCGCTAACCTCTGCATTTAACTGCATATTCTCCATTTGAAGGGATGATTTCTCATTAATGAGCATCTCGAGCTGCTTAGTTAAGCGCTTGTTTTCTTCCTTGAGCGTCCGGTTTGTGACTTGAATTTCAATATATTCATCAATATCTTGCGCTCCCTTGCTCATAATTTTCATCTGCTTGAGTTCGCGCTCTAGGGATTCGTTTTTTGCTTGCAGTGCCATCAGTGTATTTTCCTGCTGAAATAACGTCCCTTGCAGCGTTAATTTCTGTTCGGCGCATTTTTCATTTTCTTTAAGTAAGCGAAGACATTGTGCGCGCAGCTCTTTCATCTCGTGATGATCACTTTCTGAGGCGCTAGATATTAGTTTGATCTTTTCCCTGTACTCACTTTCAAGGCTTAACCGCCTCTGCTCAAGCTCCTTCTCCGCATAAGCGAGCGCCTGGAGCCATAGCTTGCTTGCGCTTTCTGCGACAGGGTCAGGCAGCATAGGGTGGCTCGTACTAACCTTCAGGCGCTCACCAAGCTCCTGCCACCACACATTTAATGCTTTATTGATGGTTGTGATGGAGCCACACCCCATTCTCGCTCTTACGTTTTGCTGGGTTGGGCGAACACCTTCTTGCAAAAGGGCATCGGCAGTCTCCTTGGCAAGTTCTTGCGTAGAGCTCTTTTTTGTCAT